GGTTGGGATGGTGTACATGTACTTCCAGATATAACCGTTAGCAGCAGGATCTTCGGTGAAGATTCCAGTAGCACTGGTGTAAGTACCTTGACCGCCAGAAGGAGTAGTCTTAGGCTCGTTAGTAGCAGTTTGACCAGTAGGGTTAGCAGGGTTCTCTCCGTTATAGAGACACTTGAATACTTCGTACTGGGAGTTAACTAGGTAATACTTGGCATCAGCAATGTTGGTAGCACCAGTAGCAGATGCTTTACCAATTTGACCACCACTACCAGGAGTAGTAGAATAGTCAGGCTTCCACATGTCAAACTTAGGGTTAGCAGCGGTATCCCAGTTGAAACGACGGATTACGCTACGAGCAAAGTCGGTGGTGATACGCTTAGCAGCAATGATGTCGTCATAAACATCATACTTCTCGGTTTGGTTGTCGAGGGGTACAGGGGGAACGTCCTCTGTAGCGTAACGGTAAACGCCAGTCAATGCTTCAGCATTGGTGTCGGCAGTACCATTCCAACCTTTCAGTGCTTGACCAGCGGTAGGAACAGAATTGGTCTGTGGTCCTACGCTGTGAAGGAGGAGGGAATTTTCGTAAACAGCTCTAATAGTAGCTTTGAAGGTGGCGGAAGCGTAGTTAGCGCCGATATAAACTTCATCGCCAGCTACAAAAGCAGTAGCATTAGCATTGAAAATTTCAAGGTAAGCATCCCATCTTTGGGGACGACCCACGAAGAAATACATCCTCGTTCTTTCAGCAGAAGTGTCTGCGCCGCCACTGGGCTCAGACAACGACTCAAGGAATTGGGTGGCGTTAAAAATTCTAAACTTATCTGAGATAATGGCAGCCATTGATAGTCTCTCGGTGTGTGAACGTTTTGTCTGATTTATTTATATTTATACGATTGAGAAGGGAATTATCTCGTCGTTAACACTGATTAGATCAGTGCCTCGGATGACCGTACATCCCTCTAATGTAGTAGCAGTTTTGGATGTGTAAGAGATTACAGATCCGTCCTCCGTCAATACGTGACCAGAATCAGCGAAATAGGTCGTGTTTTGTACAGCAAGAGACCCGCTAACTGTGCCAGTAAAATTACTGATGGTAACGGGATGCTGGATAGAAGGTATACCCATGTTAAATCTCGATCCATTCCCAAGAAGGGCGGAGTCATGACGGAAGTCAAAGTCACGAATAGTCATGGTTGGGTAGATAGAGTGTACATCCTGTAGTGTCATACCAGAGGAAACTCCAGTATCGATTAGAGCATTGTCTTGGAAAGACCCTAGAGTCAAACCAGCATTGCCGAGACTGTAATCTTCAAATCCAAGGGGTTGACCTTGATCTCTATTCTCTACCAAGAATGATCCGCCATTACGTAGGATAACCTCGTTATATGGAGCGGCAAGAGTTACAACATTACCATTTCTTTGGTTGATAAACGTCTCTAGTACATATTCTTCAATAATATAGTCAACGATAGCAGATCGGTAATCAATCTCTGTACCACCAGATAGTGAATTAAAGAGACCACCCAATACTAGGGTGACCCTTGAAGAAATGGTATCAATATCTTGGATCGAGTTAACAACCTTAGTTGATCTGTGGTGCATAACGAACGGACTAGGAACACTCTCGAATTCCTTAACAGCAACTCTCGTTACATCCAGATTTGTGAATGTGACGATGTTGGAAGACAACGTATCAATACGAGTCTGTGGATTTTCAACAATTTGTGTAGAAACTCCAGTTACCGTGTTGAGTACATCGAATTGGACTTCATTTGTTACAATAGTTTTTTCATAAGATGAAGTAATAACTTGTGATGTAGAAGCAACGGTGGCAGCAACACTACCGATAGTAACTGTACTGATAACTGCTGCTGTGTCAAGTGAAAGTTGCTGTTCTTGAGTTAACTGTACATCGACCTCGGTAACAGAGGCGACATTTGAAGTTACTAGACCAGCAGCTTCTTGAAGACCAGCATTAACGAAACTTACCTTACTCAAGGTAGAGTGAACGTTAGTAACAATGTTATTAGAAGTTGGTGGAATAATCGTAATTTGTTGATGTACTACACCAACCATGTCAACTACATCTTCTATATCAAACAATTGCTTGATCTCATTGGTATCAGTGAAAGCATCAATAACGTCACTGATAACCTGGATTTGTGCTGTCTTCTCAATCTCTGTAGTAGAGGATTGAGCAACACTACCCTCACTGAGGATAACGTTGACACCACCAGAAACGAGAGTAGTGAATTCTGGTTGAGATAGAATTAGTTCACCTGGAGCATGAGGAGCAGCAATAGATCCTTGGAATGCTCTAACAACATCGAGGAATCTGTATTGTTCCTTCCTTCTATAGTAAATGTATTCACCAGCAATTAGAATTCTACTTGGAGTATCTGGGAATCCTTGGGTGTTGGCAGCATAGATGATAGTAGAGTTCTGAGAAACAGGAGCATCAACAAATGTTCCCAAACCACCAGCGGTTGGGATTCCTTTGGGCAAGAATGCTTTGTTTGCCTTGATTTGGATAATCTTATTGACTTCCTCTGTAGTAATAGTCTCCAGAGTAGCAAGTGCTTCAAATCCAACAACACCACCAGTAATTTGAGTGATTTGCTGAGCAACATCCAGTTCCATTTCTGGTGCTACGATAGCAGGAGACTGTACCCTCGCTTCCGTTGGGAACTGCTCATTAGTCATCAAGACTTTATTTTCTTCGCCAGCAAGAGTGTTGATACCAGAAGTAATCTGTCTATCACTATTAACATCAGCGATGAAACCACCGAGAGAAATAATACTAGTAATACCCTGAGGACTGAATGGACCACCCTCAATTCTAATTTCGGTATTACCGAGCATAGTGAAGACAGAATCAATATCAGTTTGAATTCTGAGTTCAGTTAGAGTATCAATCTTACGAGTCTGTTCTTTGATTCTCTTATATCTTCTTGCTACTACAACTCTTGGTGGTTGGGTGTATCCACTACCACCATCAGTCAGAATAACATCTAGAATTTGACCACCATAAGCAATAACTTCTGCTTTCGCTCCACCACCATTACCATCTACAGGAATGAAGTGAACTTCAGGTGTAGTAAAGTATTCGTAAGCGGTTGGTTGTAGGAGAATACCCTCGTCAAAGAATAGTGTTAGGTCTCTTTGGTTGAACTGGATGTCAGCAACATTGAGAGTTGTGATAGCACCAAACTGGTTTACATTAGCAGTAACACTTAGACCTTCGCCCTCGGTGTCGCCCTCATAGTTAGTTGCCTGTACCTTAGCATAATGCTCATTCTGAATATAATAGTCATCAACATATGACTTGGTATATACCTGATCGGGAGTTCTTATGATCTCACGATACTCGCTCTCACCATCAATAAGAATCTTATCTCCAGGTAGCAAGTTAGCAAACATGGAGTTCTTATTGTTCCATGCCTTGTTACCACCTTCTACACCATACAACCAAGAAGGAACATTCTTTTCTAGAACTCTTTCTCCTTCGTCATCTACTTTATATTCTGCTTTTACAGTATATGATCCATTGATATCGTAGGAACTGAATCCAGCATTCTCTGGACAGATGGCAATAACAGTATTCTCATCAACAGTAACGTTAGTAGTATTCTGTAAAGTCAGGATAACTTTATCAGCACTTTCTTGACTTACATTCTGAACCTTACCAAGGATAGTATCACCTTGCTTGATATGGAAGTTTACACCAGAATACTCATACAATTCAGTAACTACCGTTTCAGTAATTCCAGTACCTTCGAGTGTTAGGTAAATTGTATTATTATAGGAGAACGGTTCAAAATCATAGAAAGTAAGAGTCTTCGCTACATCTCTACCATACATCAAAATGATGTTGACATCTTGGGTCGCTCTATTACCAGCACTATTTCTAGAGAACTGGAGTGGTTTTGTGAATGTAATGTTTGGACCAACGATAGTATAGGAATCAGTATCTCTCTGTAGAACACCATCAATAAAGACCAAAGCATACTTTGGATCGTCGATTTTTCTTACAGATTTAGTTACTTCATCCTGAATCAGGTATGGTCCACCAAATCTATATTCATACAAATCACTATTGATGTTGAAACGTTCGTAACTACCAATACTATAGATAAAGCACTTCTCGTAGTTCTTTAGAATTTCAGGAATCTCTTCAGGTGGTCCATAAAGATCATCGTTATCAATAGGTGGTTTTGTAAAACGGATGATGTCTGCTACAGTATCATCTTCATCTCTAATGATAGAGTAGGCATTACCGAATGGTTCGGTCTCTGTAGTTCTAGCTTTCTGAACAACACCGTTTAGAGTGACGATTAGATTTTCGTATGGATCTGTCTTTACAATAGATCCATCTTCCCAATATAGAGGGAAATCAGACTGGACACCATCAAACTGGTCAGCAATAGACTTGACTTTCCTGAAGTACCTGTCATTAAGAGAAGACTTCTTGAATTTGATTGCTCTACCGTAGAACTTAACAGAATCTGTCTGTTGACCTTCAGTAATCCTTTCACCTAGTGGTGGTTGAGCAAATGTAATTGTGTTTCCACTAATAGTAAATGCTGTGCCTGGTTCTTGGAAGATACCATCTAGAGTACAGATTAGTTGCTCATTCTTAGTAAGTTGTAGTGCTAGACCACTCTTCTTATCAATCAACGTAAATACAGTGTTGCCAACTAGGTTACCAGTAGATGGATCAAACTTACCATCAAAGGCAGGAGATAGACTTACGTTATATGTTACAGTTTCAGTAGCATCAAAAGTATCAATAGAGATAGAACCACGTCCTTCTTCTACTTTAAGATCTTCTAGTTTCTGTTGAATAACAGTAACAACTCTCTTCGATGTGATAGAAGAAATTTGTACAGGTGGCAGTTCAACTGTACTGATGTAATTAATAGATGGTTGAGAGACAGGCATTGGTGATGCGCCATCACTCTCGATGATCATCTCACCGAACAACTGGAAACCAGCAGGGTGTGTGGTTCTCTTAATTAGATCACGCCACTCATTAATAGAAGTCTTCGATCTAACTACGTAGGAATAGTCTTGATAGAAGTAAGAGTCTTGTAGACGCTGGTTAGCATTACTGAGTTTACCTCTATCAGAAGAGAAGAATCCAAAATTGTCTACATACGACCTAATGTCTGGTTGGAAGTCTGTACAATACTGTGTGTACAGTGTAGCGTTTCTATTGCCAAGATCTGATTTGATCTGAGCACCACTATCGAAAACCCCAGTGATACCAACGACTTTCAGCAGGTTACTTCCTTCTCTGTAACCATTATTAGCAACAATAGCAGTAGCACCTGTAGAAACCTGAACAATCTTCTCACCAAAGAAGAATGGTCCATTAATGTTTCTAAGTACGAATGTAGTAGGAGATTTGTAATATCCTAATTGAGATTCGTCGTTGTTAAATCCACGACCAGGATTGTTGATCCTAATATTTTGTGGAACACCGATGTTTGTAGACTCTAGATAGACCTTGACATCAGATTCGATAATTTTTGCTGTGGGTTTGTATGTAAACCCTCTACCTTCTTTCAGTACAGCAACTTCAGTGAGTTCTCCACCATTTTGCTTACAAACATACTCATACCTCTCACCATCAGTGTTTGTCAAGATGATGATTGGTTTTGAATAGTTCTCGCCTTGACCAATAATATTGAATCCAGTAACCACCTGTCTAACTGGATCCCAGATAGGATCTACAGATGCTTCATTTACTGAGGAAGGAACTACACCAGTTACAATTGGGATGTTGTTGTATCCTTGTCCTGTATTAACAACACGGACAGAATGAATATTACCAACAGCAAGTGTAGAACTAGTAATATAAGAAATTGTACCACTACCATCATATGCTGGTGTTTCGTTTAGTTGATATACGAATTTTGTATCGGTGTTGTATATAACATCCTTTGTCCCTGTTAAAGGATCATCGATTATCCTTAAATAAGAACCACCAGTATCAACATCTGGAGATACCTTAATGAAGTAGAAGTAGTTTTGGAAATTAATACTTCGTCTTTCTTGGTATGTGTTTGTGTAGATAGCAGGACCAAATCCTAACTTAATACAAACAAAAGCACCAGCATTACCAGGAGCAATGCCAGAAGTCTCTTTTTCTTCAGTAAAGATATTGTAGTTAGCACTAGAAGAGAAATCTAGGAATGTGTCTGCCATGGAGAAATGACTGACATCAAACTTATACTTGTAATACTTCTGAATATCTAGAACTGGGTTGATATTGAAGTTGGTATTGTCTGTGGAAAACTCTAGTTTGAATGCTTCCTCATCTACTGTTCTGAATAGAACTAGTTTCTGTGGGATACTACTATCGAAGAAAGAAGAACTATTAGATAGAACTTGAGGTTGATTAGAGTTATAATCATACGACACATCAATAACTTGTGTAGTAGGATCGTAATCGATCAAGAATGGTTTTGCTATATCAGCACCAAAAGGTCTGAATCCATCATCGAATCTGTAGAAAGCATCTTTTAGTGATACAGCAGCGTTATGATAATGGTTAGTTGGTGTTGTACCTTGCTGACCTCTCTCAACAGTAACTTCGTCGTTAAGTGGGTCAACTGCTTTAACTTTCAGAATTTCTTGACCAATTTTCAAGAAATCTTCTTGAGATACGTTATTAACGTTAGTTAGTTTGAGAACAGTGTTATTGTAAGCAAAACCTACGTGGTCAACTTCCAATACTAGTCTTTGTGGTGAGGTTTCAGTAACACCTCTGTTCAGGTCAGCATCAGCAACAGTTAGGATGTCACCTTTCTTGTATCCTTCACCTTTGGTAGTGATTAGAATTGATGCTACACCACCAGAACCCAAACCTTGTGGATTGGATACATCAATGGTTGCTCTAGCATTACCAGAGTCTCCTGGTCTACCAATATTGTTTCTTGACAGCGAAGAATCACGGAAAATTAGTTCAACATCATAATAGATGTCGCTAGCATATCCAAAACCACTGTTGAGTACATCAGCACTACCAATACCCTTGTCTACAATGGTAGAATTGTGCTGTGGTTGTAAAGCAGTAGCAGTTTGATATAGACGCTTTCTTACAAAGTAAGTTGTCTCTGTAAAGTTGTCGTCTGGAAGGAGATCTACAGTTACCTTATCACCTTTACCTAGATTATGGTTTTCATCTGTAGTAACAATAGCAATATTGTCATTGATGACAAAAGGTGTTAGTCCTGTGCTCAATGATGATACAGATACAATCTCAACACGGTTGGTATCACTGAGACTAGAACTTCTTAGGTAATAATCGGAGGTTACAAAGAAATTATCAAGACTAGTAACTCTAATCTTGACAGAGTTCTGTCTTCTAGTAGTTTCTAGGATAATTCCTGTTGCCTGGTCCTCATTATCATCGTTGGTCAACCTCATCGTAGCACCAGCGGTGAAGTTGGCGTCACTGTCCAAAACCAAGGTCACGACTAGGGTTTCGGAGTCGATAGTGGCGTCTAGATTGTATGTGCCGTTTACATTTCTAAGAACGAGTTCATTATCATTAAATACGTCACCAATCAAGTCTCCAGTAGCAAAGACTGTGCCATCAGGACCTGTTTGGGTGATCGTGTCACCTTCAAACAAGTAAGCATTTTCTTGTATTTTAATTTGTGCTGCCTTAGTCTGGGTCGATTCAATAGAGGTTACAGTTTTACCAGTAACTTGGTCTACGACAACAACACCATCTTTACCGTTGGTTGCTGTATTGTCAATGAATACATTGTTACCAGGAGAGAAGTTTCTTGTAGAAGATTCGACATATCCAGAAGTAATATTACCAGACTTGACATCTAGTAGAGAACCAGAGAACCCAGATCCATTTCTTTCGGACAAGGATGTTCTGTATGCTTGGAGACCTACTGGAATATCGTCTTGTGAGATATTAGAGTTGTAGTTGGAGTCTACAGGCAATGAGTAGAAGTTAACACCAAGAATATATGGGAACTGTGGAACTTCATTAGCATCTACTGTAACAAAGTAAGCATAGGTGCCATCTGGATATTCTGGAGTTATACAGAATCTACCGTTGTTCTGATCTAGTTCTGTCTTACCAGAATCTACACTAGGAACCCAACGATAGTCATCAACAAACGATCCAAGAGGATATTTGCCAGTATCAGGACCATCAGGTCTAGATCCGTTAAGAACATAACCAGAAGCAAGTTTTGAGATACCACTTCCCGAATTGTATGGGTCGGTGTAACCTAGAGGACCATAGATTGGGTTGCCATCATAGGCATAACCAATAATGGGTGAGTGTACAGAACCATTCAGTAGGTTGGTATTGTAACTAGCGTTATTCAGGTATGCTGCTGATCTAGCATCAACTGGGTTTGCAACATAAGCATAACCGTAATCCTTCAGTGGATCAAAGTTACTGAAAACTGTTCCATTGCTGCTATCAAGGTTATTTTTGAGTTGCTGGTATCTATTAAATACCCAACGCTTGATTTTAGCGTCAGCAGCAGCATTCTTACCAACTGCTTCGACTGTAACATCAGTAAATCCTCTAGTATAGAATCTACCAACAGAAATTTTCTTTACTTCACTAATACTACCATCAGAATCGAGAATTGCTTCAAACTCAGCAAAGTTTCCCTTACCAAGGGTATCTACAATACGAATGATAGGTGGAGAAGAGTAATATCTACCAGCATTGATGATATTCATGCTAGTGATAGCACCAGCAGTAATAACAGGTTCTAGTACAGCATTCTCACCAGATGTAATCCTGATAGCAGGATCTTCATCAAAGTTTTCTGTAGTAAGAATCTCGATATCACCTACAACACTACCATTGAGTGTACATCTTGCTTTATTAGGAAGTTCGTTAACAAGAACGAAAGGTGGGTTTACATAAGAGAAACCTCTAGAGGTAATCTTGACAGATTCAATAGCACCTTTCTTGACAAACTCATCTGATTTGTAACCTAGGGCAGGAACACCATTGATAAAGATACCAACATCTCTACTAGGAGTTGTATAAACCTCTGTAGTAGTGATGGGTTGCTTACGAATTAGTTTCAGGTGCTTCTGATCTAGTAGACTGACGCTATACTCTGTATCTACAAGAATATTCTTGCTAGGATAGGAAGATGAACAAATATAGTAGTATTGATCGTCTTCAAAGACTGCTCCGACATCAGCAACAAAGTTTTGCTGTGTTCCTTTGATTCTACTGACGTTATTAGTGGGATCTTCGTTGATTCTCCATCTAACTCTATTATTGATACTATCGAAGACAATAGGATCGATAGTTTCAAAACCAGCATCACCAACTTGTACCAAATCACCACTAGCTGAATATGGAGCAGTGTATGAAGGCAGCATGTTATACAGCATACCTAGCGTAATGAATTTTACGCCATTGGTATTGACTGTAGAATAGCGATATACAGTTTTACCAACGTTATGGTTTCTGATTGGACCAATACGTTGATCAATGATAAACTGATTGACAGTTTTATCCTTGTAAGTAATAATTTCGTCACCAACTAGGATCTTACCCGTCCTAGGGAATCCCATGGTGGACTTTACAGTAATCGTGTCGTTTGTAGTAGATCCAGAAGGTAGAAGTACAGTTGTGCTAGTTCTTCCAGATACTTGGAACCTACCATTTACAGTAGATGGTTCTAGAATGACCTCATACAGGTCTTCTTGTCCATCACTACCAATAGAAATTACATTATCAACAATTGCTTGAGCAAACTCGATTCCCTGGTCGTAACCATCAATCTCTTGGGTTACACGCTGACCAATTAGACTAAAGATGTCACCACTAGTGACTTTTACCTTTAGAGAATAGTTCTTAGTCCAATCAGAAACCGATGACTTAAGTGTAAAGTCTTTTGGATTGATGACTTCAGGTACATCCTGAGGATCATCAGTAATAATAGCATTGAACAGGAACTTGATTGACTTATCAGTACCCTTCGCCTTGTAGAACGAAGTAATGTTCTTAATTAGTGATCTCTTGTCAACATCCTCTTTGAGATATGCCTCTGGAAACTCTGCCAGGTAGGTCTTCTCAAACTCTTTGACTAGAGCATATAAGAATAAGTTACTAATATTTCGTACAACATCACCCTGATAATGAGGGGCAGATGAAGTTGTAACAAATGTTGATTTGTTGTATAGATCTCCTAGAGTGGTGTTACCACTTACACCTCTAGAGACTTCCGAGAATACATTACCACTTCTAGATTGATAAAATAGGATTTCATCACCAATCTGAACATATCCATCTTTTTCGGGGAAAGATCCACCATCATCTACGGTGAACGTATTTACATCCGCAGTAATAGATGATGTTAGTTTGGATTGCTGTTGTAGTAGGTTCTTCTCATAGTAATTGATATCCCTATACTTCTCAAAGTTAGAGATGATGTCAAGTGGTTGACCAGCAGCCTCTTGCTGCTCGTAGTATTTTTCTACGAACTTCGAGAAATTTTCGTACTCGTACTGGATAAACCCTGGGAGTTGGGACTCGATCAGGGACGATAACCTTCTCTTCTTGGCTGCCATCTAATCTTACTCTGGGTATACCGTAAACTTACTCTTGGTTACATCAACATCAAGGTAAAGTTCCCTAGAAGCATTGATGTCATTAGACTTTGGTTTGACTCGAACCTCAATCCGATTATCACTAAAACTACCCTGAATGATAGTTAGATCGTATAATTTTACTTCACCTTTTACATAATCAACGGTTCCAATGGAATCGTTCAATGTAATTTTTTCACCAGTCAAACTGTCTAATCTATATAGGGCGATTACGCCATCCCTATCTTCAAAATACACTGTGTATGCTGGGAATTCGGAGACTTTGAAACCTGATGACATCAGTGATGGTCCGTCACAATCCTGATAGAATTCATTCTGGAAACAAACCTCGTAGAATGTAGTGGAATTAATCTGAGGGAAGAAATCTTTCCTCAACATAATTTCAGTCTTATTGCTGTTGATAGCACGATCAGAATTGTCAATTGTTGATACAAACTTACTATATCTGAACTTACCGTTGAACTTCTCAACATCAGACTGCTGAAGGTAACTCTTGACACTAGAGATGACTCTATTCTTAATATCTTCTGGTTTCTGGGTAGTTACCGAGGTGCTGTAGTAGATAGCAGAGTTTGCTTCAATATACAGAATTGATGGGTCAATGATCTCTGGAATGACAGAAGCAACCATGTACCTCTTCATCTGATCAACAATCTGTCTCTTAGTTGTAGATGATAGGAAACTTGCCTGCTCTGGTTTAACAACAATCTTTACTTTACCGTACTCTGGGGGATCATCTTCCTCACCACCAAAGATAATGATGTCAGAAATTGCTGGATAGATCTTTCTAACAATACTAGAGTAGTCTGTAGCAGTGACAGCACGGTCCTGAGTGCTAAAGAACTTAGGAGCGTTGTATTTGATCTTACTGAGTGATTCAATCTCCGAACCACCGTTGGATGCTACTGTAGATGCTGAATCGACATTAATGTTGTAAACATACCCAATATTGCTAAACTTGTCGGTAACAACACCATTAAAAGTAAAACTTTTCGCTCCATTAGTTTCTGGTCCACTAGTTACTAGATAAGTGACTTCAATTTTATTGCCATCTTCTAGTTTCTTACCTAGTACACCGTCACCGAAGAAGAGTTCGTAGCGTTCATCTTCAATTTCGTCTAGGAAGAATGATGTTGACCTGTAGTCAACGTTTAGAATGTTCTCAGCATAGTCGTAGACCTCGTAGAAGGTCGATTGCTGACTCTCGAATACTCTTACCCTAACCGAGTTAGTATCGACGCCTGGGTTCTGTATAATGAACCTCTGGGAAGGCAGGGAAGTATTAACTACAAAGGTGTTGGTAATCAGGGTTCCCTCGTAAATGGGAACATCATCAAAATAAGCAACGCCGTTTTCCACAGGCGCTGTTTGATCTTCAATCGTTACATAAGAATACAATGTATCGTTGAACACGGTTGTGAAACCTGTTCCTTTTTGTAATACAGCAACTTCTGGAGAAGCAGCAGGATATGATGCTGTAAAGGACACCTGTGCCTCTGGAGCGACCTTTGACTTAGGTCTATACCCTAACTGCTTGGCAAGGGCAATAACGTTGTCCCTGAGCGTTGCTGAGTCCAGGAACATCTCATTCACCACCATGTTGGTGTTGAATGCTGTGTAGTAAGTATTATAAGCAAGAATGTCCAATAGGACACTCATCGATGATCCTTCAAAATCATACGACGTAAAATCAGACTGTGCTCTCAAATATTCCTTGAGAGCAGTCTTAATGTCTTGAAAATCTAAGTTTGATACTTGTACGTATGACGCCATGGTTATCTACTGCTCTCTAAGAAGAATTCGATGTTTGTTTGTAGATCCGATCTTCCTCGAATCGTATACTCTAATTCGATGTCATAACCATTGTCTTCAAAGTTAGTATCGACAGTTAGATTCTTGATTTCGATTCTACTCTCGTAACTTGTGATAACACTGTAAATCTCGTCACGAATAACCGCTGCCGTACCAAAATCTAAAGGTTCAAACAATAAATCGCTCAAACCTGTACCCAAATCAGAATTAAACAGTCTTTCGCCCCTTCTTGTTAATAGAAGACTCTTAATTGACTGCTTGATGTCCGCACCATCCTTTACAACTTGTAAATCCTCAGTTACAGGATGAGGTTTGAAGTTGAAGTTGAAATCCTTAAAAGTTTGGAATTCAGGCATAAAGGCAGGTTTATTGATTATTTATCTTACTTACCTACAAAACCATCTGCCCATTCTACTTGATTATTAAAGACACGTTCTTGCTCTTTCTTAACCATAGCAACTTTCTTCAACCAGTAGTCACTCTCGGGTTGGGTTATGAGTGTCATTCCAGATTCTACGAACTGTTTGCTCTTGTCGGTTGGTGAATTTGCCATTGATAATCCTTTGATACATTTCTTGGTGCCAGTAGGTATAATAATCAGTCTTATGTAACTTCTCACGTGCCTCTAGTAATTTATCATTCCTTTGACACATGATCATGTTATATTTACCAAAATTACTTTGAATACCCCTGATATGAGTTGGTTCGTCTACATGATCATCCAGAAACACATGATCGGGATGCTTCATGTTGAGTTCAGCAACTTTGTTTAACATAGAAGGTAACGTTACATTATCCTCTACAATAAAAATTACAATATCGACGCCCGCTTCTATCAGAGTCACTTCGCTCAGAGCACGTTCCTCTACATGTACAGACGCCGAAAAAGCGTAGGGACATATGGCATGACCGCCTAACTCCCCACGCTTCACAGAGACATGCTTAATCCATTCTTTTACTTCACTTACCTTGTCCACGATACATTTTCTTCTTATTATTCCTGCTAGAAGCAGCATACTTCGTGTGCTTCCCCTGCCCCTGACGGGTTTTCTTGGGAGTAGACTCGATCATTTGCTGTCCAGACAGACCGACTTTTGCTCTTGCCATAATAATCCTTGAGTGACCTCAGTATTATAGCACAATCACCCAGAACTGCCAATCACCACATTCGCTGGTCCGTAGGGACCAACTAATGGTCTGACAGATCCCAATAATTGTGCCTGATCTCCTACCACTGCTGGCAGTTGATTGTTGAAAAATACAGTAGTATTGTTAGTAACTACCATATTTCTAACTCCTAGAGGGCATGGTCCGATACCAATAGGTACTCCCTCTACCGTAGCAGGGACTGCAGCAGACGTGTAATACTGTACTTGCTGTCCACCTACCTTAATGTTCGGAGAGACGATTGGAGCTCCTTCTAGAGGGGCAGCAGGATATGTACATTGGAATACTACAGACGGTGTGTCAACCGTTGTCGGTATTACTAACTGTGCCATCCTCTAATCTCCTTAGTCTTTCCTCTACAGTATTCAGATAATCCGTGATTAACATATATTCCCCACCTGGAGGTCTATACATCAG